CAAAAAGCGGACCTACTGCATAGCCCATGCCGACGCATTTCTCGGTTCGCCATATAAAGTCGAATCCGAACTGATCAGAAAGGCAGAAGACGACGGCCAGCATGTCCATATCCGTATGCCTCAAGATCCAGCAGCTGCAGGTAAATCGGATGCTCGGACAAAGATATCGCTTCTATCCGGATACAAGGTGAAGACTAAACCGCAAACCGGAAAGAAGACGACACGGTTCAGCGGATGCTCTGCACAGATCGAAGGTGGCAATGTCACGATAGTTCGAGGAGCATGGAATGAACCGTTTTTTAAGGAGCTTGAGAACTTTCCTGGCACTGGTCATGACGACCAGGTTGATGCTGCGAGCGAAGCATTTGACTTGCTAAGTCGACATAACCCATTTAAAGCCTATTAAATGATTTTGCGTTCACCGACCTTGTAGCGTCCATGAAATGAAACCATTAGCACGTATCCGTAACGCCACTCGACTGTTTAGGGAGGTAATGTCGAGAAAGGAACCAATGGTGGCTGTCACTCGAATGACATACTCCAATATGGTCGAAAAGGCTTTGTCTATTGGCAGTGCGACCGATGTCGACACATTGCTTGGTAATATCGCAGCAGGCCGGACCACACAGGGCTATTTCATATTAGCCGATCAAGGATACATCCGAAACCATGTTGTGTCGCATATTATTTCCGATATCGCCTGCAAGTGTTCTATGGTGCGAATGTTTTCTGAGGATCCGCAGACACAGCAGCTACTCGAAAACCCCGCAATGAATATGCGCCAGGCTGAATGGGTAAAGCAGCAGATGATTAACAAGCTTATCTCCGGCAGCATGTTTGCGGAAATCGTGCCGATGATGGGATTCATTAAATGGATGAACATACTGCGTCCGGACAGGGTGCAGCCTATAGTGCAATCGCGTCTTGGCATCACCGACCAGCTATTGGGATATCGAATATTACAAGGCAGCATCAGACGAGTGGAGTTGGACATATTCGGAAAGAGCACGTCGATCACAGACATGTTTCATTCCAAATATTACCATCCGACACGCGAGCATTTCGGATTGTCAAAGATGATCGCAGTATGGGACTCGATCGAGCAGAACAATGAGATTTCACAGATACACCGAGAAACGCTAAACAATGACGGTGCGCCCAAAGGATTCATCGCAATGGAGAAGTCGACCGACCCCGATGAGCCTGATCCAGATATCGATCAAATGAAATCTATACGGGACCAGGTAAACGAAAAGCTGGGACCGAACAATCGCGGACAGTGGGCAGTACTACCACGAGCATTCAAGTTTGTTCGCATGGCTCTCACAGGAAAGGAAATGGACTGGACGAAAACAAAGCAGTCCACGTCGATCGAGATTGCTATGGGATACAACTATCCGACTTTACTGTTAGGCTTTGGTGAGGGTACCACGTTTAGTAATCTAGCTGCAGCTAATCGTGAATTATGGACAGGCAATGTTATTCCGGAGATGCGGATGCTTGCTGATGACTTCGAGAACAATATCAAGCGGGTCACAGGCAAAGAAGTTAAGATCGAACTGGACGTCGACGATATACTCGCAATCGTTGAAATCATACGTGAGCGCCGCAAAGCTTCTCGCGAGGACTTGCTTGCAGCTGTCAGCACACAGGAAGAAACCCGACTCGAGGGTGGCCGTCCAGCCAAGCCCGAAACACCTGGCACATTCTTAGTTCCGAATTCACACGTCCCGGTTACTGATATCTCAATAAATACGACTGAGGAAATTTAATCATGGGCGATAGGCGTAAAGTCAGCTCGATCGCCGCATTGAGAGATAAGCGCACCTTATTACTTCAAGCGATCGTCATTAGCCACTATCGACGCCTTGCACGAAAGATAGCCAGCGAGTTTCTTTTATTCGGATTAGATGGTGTGATATCGGCTATCAATAATCTTGAGCTGGAATTAACGAATGCTTTGATAGACAGCGCTGGCACAACCGTTGATGCGATAGGCAATAAGCAGCTGGATATAATTGACGCTCGACTGCGTAAGCAATTCACGATCGATTTCGCTAATCAGCTGCAGTTCTTTATCGCATCCCGTGCTCTGAGGACATCATCGCTTGTGTCTGGAACTGACCGTGCACAGGCCGCTGCCATAATAAGCACCGGATTTGCTAATGGCCTGACGAACCGTGAGATATCGAAATCGCTAGGACTGCAATTCACTAGTATAGCCACGGCATTTCGTGCAGAGAGAATTGCCAGGACTGAAACCTCTATCGCAGCAAGTGAGGCTCAAGACCGTTCTGCAAAGGAATCAGGCGTGGAACTCGTCAAAGAGTGGGTGGCTATCAATGATGACCGCACTCGAGCCAATCATTTGTCATCAGCGGTCGACGGCCAAATACGTGAAGTCGACGGTACTTTCCTTGTCGGATTCGATACTATGAAGGGACCGCACGACCTTTCTGCCTCGGCTGGCAACATCATAAACTGTCGCTGCGTACTCAATTACATACCCAAGTCGGTGCTGTGATCACAGAAAAGGCGTGACAGGACAGCTTTTTTACGTACTATCCCGAAACTCATGAAGAGGTTTACCGCTAAGGTCGAGAAGTTCGATGAGAAAGAGGGCATCATTGAAGGCTTTGCATCGGTATTCGACGTCGAGGATTCCTTTGGAGATGTGGTTGTATCCGGCGCATTCGACAAGACCGTCAAGGACAAACATCCACGAGACATCAAAATGCTTCGAGGTCATAATGCTAACAACATTATCGGTGAGTGGACTCATATGGAGATTACGACAAGGGACAGCAAACAGGGCCTTTTCATGCGAGGTCAGATATTTACCGAATTGGAAGCCGGACGCGAGGCCATATTCCTGATTGCAAAAGGAGTGCTCGACGGATTGAGCATCGGAGCAATGATCGTCAAACAGATTTTTAATAACGAGAACGATACCAGAGAGCTGCTTGAGCTTAATCTGATGGAAAACTCGATTGTCACTTTCCCTGCGAATGAACTCGCTAGGATTGAATCACTAAAAACCGCACAGGCTGGTGCGAACTTCAAGCGCCTAATTGAAGATATTCTCCGCGACGGAGGAATCCATAAAGACGATGTGCGACGCATCGTTGCAGAAGGCGTTCAACTTCCTGATTTCAAGCGCGACGCTGATGTCAGTGATTATGGTAAGCTTACCACCAGCCTGAATGCATTAACAAATAATTATAAGAAAGGCCTATAATGCCACCAGAAAATACACCATCACTTGAAGAAGTGAAAAAAGCGATCGAAGACAATCAAGAAGCCTTCCACGCGCTTAAAAAGGAAATCCCTGAACTCGCTAGAAAGCATGTTGAACCATTGGTGACAGCCGTTGAGGAAAACATCACTAAGGCGATTGATGGATTTGAAAAAACCATCGAGGAGTACAATGCCACTCAGAAGTCCATGGTGGACGAGATCGCTATCCTCAAGACCATGCCTAACAGCCAGGAGCAGATCGATCTGCAAATGGAGCATGACTACACGCAAATGCTGAATAAATATTTCCGTCAGGAAAAGTTTAGCACAGCAGACATGGAACTTATTGCCAAATGCAATGAGCACTGGTTGAAAAAGGATCAGATCGTCGCCAATCCTTCCGAGGGTGGACTGACGGTTATGCCTACGTTCAGCAATCGCATCCAGCAGAAACGGTTTGAATCTTCACCAATGAGGCAACTGGCAACGGTTATCTCCATCGGCACTGAAGAGTGGATCGACTGGTATGATGACTCAGAGGCCGCTGTCGAAAAGGTATCTGAAACCGAAACCCGCATCGAAACAGCTGGCGTGTTATTGCATGAGGTTAAAATCCCCATCCATGACAAAGCAGCTGAAATCCCTGTGTCACGCAAGTTACTCCGTAGCTCGACAATCAACTGGCCTGCATATCTTGAAGGTAAAGTCGGTCGTAAGATGTCACGCGATGACAGTAAGGATTCTATCAGTGGCGACGGCAGCAAGGGCATGAAGGGCATACTCAGTTATACTCCATCTGCAGCATTGACGCCTGGTTTATTCGATACGCTCGAAGATACCGACCTAACTGGTGC